ATTTAGCAAATTAATTGCTGAAATCAACGAATTCATAACTTTCAATTCCAGTATGTTTTTTCTGGAAAACAAACTTTTCTGGTTTTGGTTCTGTCATCGTAGCAACAACTCCACCTCGTTGCCTCATCAAATAGACCAGCAGGGACAGGGAATCCAGAGCATCTGGAGAGTTTTGCCTAGTCCGTTTAACGAAGTCCCCTTTGCTCTCGACTCGTACCAATCCCTGCCCCTGCTGTTTGTACCTGCGAGAAGTTGCTTGACGAACCAACTCCTCGGTACGGAAACTCGGTGAGATTTTTAAATACTCAAACTCTAAGTACTTAGCAAGCCCAAAAATCAGTTCTGTAACAACTCCAGAATACAACTCGTTTGCGCGTTGCGTGTCATCTCCAAGGATGTGAGTTTCGGAACTAGCCCACGAATAGTTAACTCCCATCACTTCGCTTCCGTAGAGTGACTTCAACGCATCGTGGATACCTGCTCCGTTTCCAGTTCTGTCCACGCACAACCAGTTCGCTCCGATCCTCATCTCTTTTGCGAAGCGGATGATCTCTGCGGTCTGTTCCAGTGTTGCCAATTTCGGGAACTGCATTTGCGAATCCAATTGCAAACACGTTTTGGGCTTTTTGAATTCGCGGAATTGTCCATCCCTCGGAGTCCATCCATCACAGAGTCCGTATCGACCAAATGAACAGACAACTTGATCTCGGCCTTCCAACGCCAAATCGAACGCTGCTAGAGGCACTACAGGCCCAATAAACCGCAAGCTACCCATTGAGTTGTCCATCATGGCAGGTGTAATGATTGCCATTGAGATACCTTCCTGCGGGAAGAAACCTCTTGCCATTGTAAAATATTCAGCAGTCCTACCCTTGGACTCGTATGCCATGTAACCCTCGTAGGATTGGAAGCCGGGGAATACAATCTCCTTATTGGTCACATTCTCGCACCTCGCTGCATCCAGCCTCAAGATATGCCAACCCTCCCTGCTGTCCCACTCGAAATCCTCCTCACAATCCACACTCTGCCAACCCCGCGCAGGTTCGCACCTCTTTCCGAATTCACTATTCCGATCTTTCGGGTTAGATGCGCCAAAGATTTTAATGCGTCCTTTTGAATCCTTTGTATCAGCAGCAGACAGGATGTTCTGTAGACCTTCCCACACCCCAGCGGGAACCTCTTCAGCTTCGTCTAGGACAACGTGCGTTCTACTCATCTGACCCCATTTAGGGTCTGGCTTTTGCCTTGGGGAAGGGTGGAATCCACGGAGCGTACCAGTTCCACTGTCACCCTTAGGAACGGCAACAAGATGGATCCCGTTCTTGTCATCGTCATTTGCTTGAATACTTTTCACCAGATCTTCGCTTCCTTCGTACTCTGGACGTACCAATGCGGTGCGGTAGAAGTTTTTGATTGCAGCGAATACGTTTCTCTGCGCGTGTGCCTCGGTAAGTGAAACCACTTTGATACAGGTGTACTCTGGATCTCGCATCCAGTCTAGAAGGAACCATGCCGCTGCGTTGAATGTGTTGTGAGTTATTGTAAAATCTGAAAGTAAAAATCTTTTATCTCCATCCAATACAAATCCATAATATTCACCATCACCAACTTGAGTAATGTTTATTTTTTTCCCAATAGAAACTTTAACTTTCCTTGCATCACATTTTTTCAACCTGCATGGGATAATAGAACAATCTCCACTGATGTGTCCTCTGTAATATGTTCCCCAAACCCCATTATTGACGCAACGCTTTCTGCACTCTTTGACTGTCACATCCAAACCAAGACTTCTGGCAATAAACGCAATTGACACTGCAACTTCTTTGTTTTTCTGAATATATCCATACCCCGGCCCTGCCGCATACCCATCTGTATCGATAAAACCAGCAAGAACATTTAAACGAACGCTTCTTGAATTTAATTTATAACATTCAGGAATCATTTTTTCATTATCTCTTATCGCAAACGACATTACTTTTTTTATCGTTCCTGCTCCCTTAACGTAATAAACGCTTGATTTGTTATTCTTTTGTTCTGTTTTTACAATTTCACATCCCTTTTCTTCCCAGTATTGAATCCACGCATCTCTTATGACATCATCCATTGTGGTAAGTCCAAGTCTTCCACCCTTTCCATTCCCGTCACCTAACCACAATCCAAAAACATAAGCATCCATTGGAATCACTTGCTCATTAAAATGAACCCCAGTTGAAAATCCTTTGTATAAACTTTTGAATTGTTTGGATGATTTAAGATATTCTTGCAACCCAATATCAATCACCTTTCCCCTTGTATATGTGCTTGATATCGTCTTCCCATCTCCATTCTTTTTGTTTTCAGTGCAAATAAGAGTTAAAATGTGATCGTCTGTAACAGTATATGACTCTCCACGCTCTTGATCTATTCTATACATTGGAGAAATTCCACTATGCAAATCAACAACATTTCTTGGATTGCTATCTGGCCCCATTACCTTGTCTCCGATTTTTACATCTTCAACATTTTTCAATGTACCATCTGACATTATAACTTGCGTTCCTTTTAAAAGGCACTTCCCCATCGCTCCAGCACCCTGCACTAGCAACTTGTCATTCTCAAATAAGCACCTCCAAGTATCTGCTGCACTCTGTGGCCTCCAGTCATAAACTCCAGCACCCCACAGAATCGTTGCTGCTGCCTCAAATTGATCGTGCTTCAATAGGTGTTGAACAAAGTTAAGCACAGTCTGCCTAGCCACCTTTTCGTCCAGTGTAACCTGCTTTTTCTGAGAATCCGTCAGATTTGTCAGTATAAACTGAGCAGCATAGATGATCCCATTTATATCATCCTTCTCAGCTTCCGCTCTAACCTTGGTGGCAATGTTAATTGCCTGTAAAACTGACGGAGGTTTATTCATTCACTCTCCATCCCCACATCAGATTAAACCAGCAAAATTCCTTTTCTGCAAGGCTTTTATGACACTTGAATACTTTAGCAAATCTATTCGCAAACCACTCTTTGTACTTCTCAAACTCCTCGTTTGTCCAACTCTTTTTGCTATACCAGTTCTCTTGGTTTGTGAACTCCTTATCGAATCCTTCAAACCCGACACGCTTGAACATTTCGTCCAATGCTTCCATCATAAATTTATCTACTTTATTCATAATTAATCCCAGTACAACTGCGTTCCAGTTAATTTTCCAGTCATTAGTCTTTCTAGCACAGGTTCAACATCCCACGGGTACAATCCTCCTTCATAACAGGTTTGCACTCCAAAGTATTCGTTAAACTTATCTGCATCTATTCCGCTATTTTTCAATGCCTTGTCCAGTACATCAAACTCGATATGCTCAATTGGATTGTCCGTGATCACGATCCCAAGTTGATCTATCCTATTGTATTTCACTCCTCGTCCTCCTCGTCCTCATCATCTTCCTCTTCTTCTTCATCCTCGTCATACATCGAATTCTCAATCAACTCATGGATCTTAACTTGCAGAATGCCAATCATGCTTGCCAATGGCAAATCAAACTCTGCAATGTATGTATCAATTACTTTATCGATTTTATTTTGTAGTTCCGTTATCTGGTCTGAGTCTTTCATGTTCCTCCTTTAGTTGGTGAATTTTACCATCCTTACTCCAAACTCTCACGTTGCCTAGCTCATCAAACTGGAAATCCCATTCCTCTTTTGATATGCGTCCGCACATATAGTCCTCGTTTGATTTACGTTGCGCTTCTAATCTTGTCATTCCCAATGCTCCAATGGACATCTCTCGGTGTCCATAACTAGTTTAAGTTCCATGTTGCATCCGCAAACACCACACTTGCCAGCACCAGCGAATGCCGTGCGATCATAGTGAACACACTGATTGCAGATAATCAAACGCTCCTCAATCTGCTCCTTATTCCGTATAGGCATACCTGCCTTAACGAATGCCGCTGCACTCTTCACGAAGCTAACCGCTTTCTGCGCTATGTTTGGCTCGATCATTTCATTCCAAAGATGCTCTTTAATGCATCAAGATTAGCACTACTGCTGTGATATGATCTTGGTTCGTCTTCCCCTTCCTCTTCCCCGTCATACATTGCAACATCCCATGTCGTATCGAACAACTTACGCAGTCCCTTTGCAGACATGGTTACGTTTCCCCTTCCGTTGAACGATGGGTTCTTGTTGCTATACACCTTCCAGAGTTCTTCCTTTGTCATACGTTTATCAATGCAATGTTGAATTCCGCTGCAAGCATGGTGGTCGATTCGTCCGTTGGGTAAGTCTCACGATATACTATCCTTTTGATGCCGTACGATGCAAGCGATTTCAAACAGTTGTTACACGGCAATGTTGTTGATGCCAGCAGGTAGCACTCCAGCGGCTTAACATGACGCAATGCGTTCTGCTCTGCATGGACAACGTAATTTCTACGCTTGTCCCTGTCAGTCCAGTCTTCCTCCATGTGAGGTGGAAACCCATTGTACCCGCAAGCCGCAACAGTGTTGTCGTGACGCAACAACACAGCACCAACCTGCCTCCACGGGTCTTTGCTCTTCTTGGCTACCACTTCAGCTATCGACAATGCGTATTCGTCCCAGTTCATGATTTATTTATTTCTCCCATATGGTCTTCCAACCAGTAGACTGCCTGACCAGAATCCCTAACATCATCTGGAAAGATGCACTCGTCTGATGTGATTCCGTTGAGTTGTAGTGCGTTCATTACCTTTGTTGCGTTAAGTCTTTTGTATTCAATGTAGTGTTCAAGTGTGTTCACTCGTCGAAGCCTTTCATTAAATCGTATATAACATACAATATAATAGCTGCTAATACGATATAGCCTATGATATATCCCATATGTTAGTTATTGGCAGGACTCACACTCTGGATCTTCGATGCGACAGGTGCGCTCCACCTTGATATCTGCCAAGTCATCATCGTCCTTCAACGCAACGGGTTCATCCACCACGTCCAGCTTGTCTGCCCTTGCGATTGCTGCCTCGTTTGTGTAGCGTTTCTCTGGATAACGCTTCGACAGCTTCTCGACGTTAGCCTCAATGCACTCATTAAGCGTCAAGCCCAACTCGTTTAACAAACCAGTTAGGTAAAACAAAATGTCTCCTGCCTCTTCCCGCACGTTGTCGAAGTCTAATTGCTTCTGGTAGACTGCGTGTTTCTTGATTGCGTCAAGCAACTCACCCGCTTCACCACTCACTCCAACTGCCATGTGGAGAATGGATGCCTGAAGTGGCGTTAACTGAAGCAAGATGTCATGCCCCGGCTTCACTATGGATCGAACGAACTGCTCGTATGGTGTAGTTAATTTCATTGTGTGTATATATTAAAGTATGCCAAGCCGAAGCAACCTGCCTCGGATAGGTGGATTAACTTTCCCTCACGTCCTATAGCCTCGTCAAGCATCTTTTTCGTGATCATCTGTGGATGACCTTCATGTGGCTCAATATCAACCCATTCAAATATGCGAAGCGTCCTAGCGGATCGTAGTGCGTTTCGGATGATGAGCGCAGGATCATCCGTATGCTGCAAACAATTGTAAATCCAGCACTCGTCAAATCCCCCTACTACCACGTCCTCGCCCCGCATCACCAGACACTCCACCCCATGTGCCTCATATCGAGCATACGTCCATGACGGATATGTTAACGGATCCACTACCAATGCCCTGCCAAGTCCCTTCGACTTTAACAGCATGGAAGTAGGCCCACCACCTATGTCGATCACTGACTTACCTGACAGGCTGAACCCATAGCCAACCTGATGTAGCCCCATGAATCGCGCATAGACGTAATGCTTCTGGTCTTCGTCGAACGTATTGCAACAGTCACCCCAGTATTCCGATTCAAACGTGTAGTCACTCATTTCAGTTCCTCCTTCAGCTTGCGATAGTGGGCAACGGCTTGGGGCCACAGGTCATGCCAACCTGATGACTCCACTAGCTTGGTAGCGCAATCCCTCCATTGGTTCCTTTCAATTTCCATCTTGCGTCCAAAGGATGCATTCACTACTTCATGCATCACTCCCTCGCATGAATCGCTCCATGTGTTCTTGTCTGTCTCTGGTGTATTATTCATAATGTTTCGTGACAAATAGTGGGTAGTATTTGTCACAATGATTGTTGTTGATTAGATGGGTAAGTCATTGTCATTGCATCGATTCCGTTGCCTTCAGCGTACCAACCCGCTCCGTTGTGAACGTCTAGCACGTCTTGGAAATACTTCTCGTACCTCGGTGCAACTCGTTCAAGCGTGAAGTTCTCACCGAATGCACGGCAGTCCGCTGGCTTGATCTTGTCAATGTTGTTGATTGC